GGTGATCGATCACGCGCGGACTGGAGCCGGCGGCGGCGTGCCCAACATCACGATCAAGACCGGCGAGGTGTTGCAGCTGCCCGACGGCAGCCAGTGGGTTTCCATGGGCGACCTTGAGCAGGCTATGGCTGCCACGGCTGCCGGAATTATGGGCCAGCTGCGCAGCCCGGCAGGGCGCGTGGCGATGCGGGGGGCGTGATGGCACGCGCACAAGCCGCACTCATCCAAATCGGCGATGGCGGCGGGACTTCCTTCGCCAGGTGGCAGAGCCAGTGGGTCAATCAGGTGGTGACGTTTGGCGGGCTGTCTTGGGATTACCAGCAGCTGAGCTGGTCCGGTGTGACCTCCGGCCAATCAGGCTCCGGCGGTCAGGCCACGATCACCCTGCCTGGCACCCAGGCCAACCACGCACTGGTTGAACGTGCCATGGCCCAGCGCTGGCTGTTTTCGATCACGGTGATCGAGTTCAACGAAGAGGCCGGGGATGCCGGGCCGCCAGCCTCCGTGAACATCGCAGCGGCCACCATCGGCGAGTGCATCGGCGGCAGCCGCACCCTCACCAGCCGCATCATTCAGCTGGGGTCGGCGCTGTCTCCAATCGGGGCGCAGTTCCCGCCGCGGTCGGCAACCACTGAACTGATAGGAGTGCCCTGCCGGCTATGACATCCGCTCTCCGCTATGCGTTGCTGAACTTCAACCCGGACGGAAGTCGCCGCCCGGGGCAGTGGTCGGACACGTCCGCCAAAGCGCAGGGGCGCGCAAGCGTCGCGTTTATACCAGCCCCTGCCGCCAGGGAGGTCCAATCTGGTCAACTCCCTCCGCCAGCACAGGAAGCTGCTGCCGCTGGCAACTCACCGCTGCAAGTAGCACAGGCGGCCATGGCGATTGGCGAGCCGATCCCCGTGATCTTCGCCCGGCGGCGTGGCACGGTGGGCGGGGTGCTGACCTTCCCGAAGGCCACCGAAGCGAGCTTCAGCAACACCAGCACGACCATCACCAGCCGTTACCACATGGTGCTGGGCGAGGCGCCAATAGGCTCCGTGCAGGTGCGGGACGTTCGGTGCGGGGAATGTCGCATCGGAACCTTCAGCCAGAACACATCCAAGCGGGCCGGCACCTGGACCCCAGGCAACACCGCAACGGCCCAGAGCGGTTACACCGTGCCAACCTTCCCGACCTTCACGGGCGGCGGCGGCGGCTATGCCGGACTGGTCACCTTCGAGGCTGGCGCCACATTCCCGGGCGGCTCGGACGACTGGCGCACAGGTTGGAATGTTTTCGTAAGAGACGGGCTGATCATCGAGCGCGGCCGGCTGCTTGATGGAGTCGTCGGCGCATCCGACAACATCGCAGACCTGGTGCTGTGGGCCTGGCAGAAAAGTAGCCGGGTGCCGTCCGCCATGATTGACCTCAGCAGCCTGGCTGCCGCAGCTGCTTTCGTCGAAGCCAACGGGCTGTGGTGCAACGGTGAGTTTCAAGACTCAGCCAACCTGGGCGACTGGCTAGTTGGGATACTGCCATTCTTCCTACTGCGGGAAACGCGGGTGGGCGGCAAGTACGGCCTGAGACCGCTGCTCCCCACCAATAGCGATGACGTCATCAGCACAGATCCGGTCGTCCCTCGGTGGCTGCTCAGCGAATCGATCGTGAAGCCTGATTCCTTCCAGGCCACCGACACCGATGCCAGCGTGCGCAGGTCGCCAATTCTGAACATGATCTGGCGGCAGCAGTACGACGACACCGACGTGCCGGTGGTGCGGACGCTGCCGATTGGCTCGGCCAACAACAACGACAAGCCAGAGCAGCGCGACCTTTCGCAGTTCTGCACCAGCGAGCTTCATGCTGCCAAGGCCGGGGCCTACGAGTACGCCAGGCGGCTGCTGGTGACTCACACCGCGACCATCAAGCTACGGCCAGGCACGCAAACCGGCAGGATTCAGGAAGGCGACCTGGTGCAGCTCTACCTCAAGATCGAAGCGGATGGTGAAGCCCCATGGTTCTATAACTACTACTACCAGGTGGAAACGGTCGGCACTGATTACACCGGCGAAGAGGTGCTAACGCTGACCCATTTCCCGGTGGATTCAACCGGCCGCAGCCTGATCGCTCAGGCCGTGATGGCGGTGAGCGAGTCAGGCGTTGTCCTGCCCAGCCAGAAGACTGGCAGCAGCTGCGACCTGGCCGGCCGATCCACCGACACATCGGTGCCAGCTTCGACCACCAGCGGCACGGCGTTTTCGTCTACCAGTACCAGGCTGGTTGATCCGTTTGGCGACGGTGGCGGCGGCGGTGGTGGCGGCGGCGGTGGCGGGACTCCAGGAGATGGGGGCACTCCGGAGGATCGGCCGCCAGGACCAACCCCGCCATCTCCTGGTGTGCCCGCGGTGCCGCAGCCGGCTGTCCCCACTGACGGCCCCGGTAGTGGCGACACCCTGTGCGCATCCGGCACTGAATACTGGATTGTCAGAATCAGCGGCACGACCTACACAGGTTTCAATACCTTTTTTGGTTGGTCCGAAACTTACAGCACGATGTCAAATGGGCCTCCGTTGCTTGTTAAGAGGAAGCCTTTGTACCCCGACTTGAGCGGTCAACCGCCCGGCACAATTAGCCCAGACAGGATTCAGCTTGAATACGACAGCACTCTCTTTTCTGTAACCATAGAGCCATCTGGCACAGTGAACCTTACCAACATTTTCAAAACTCCAGACTCCCTTTTAGTTGGAAGATTTCGGCAGTACCAGAGCCCGGCTTTCGGCGGCGGCTTGCTATGGGACGACACCTACGAAGTCAAGGTGGAGCGCCTTGGCTACAAGTGCTATGGATCCAATACCGTGATCGCTCACCCTTCTCCGGTGCTACTTCAGACGTACTCCTGATCCATGGCGCAATTCCCGTCCCTAGTCCCCAGTCAGGCGCCGATTACTCCCGGCCGCTGGCCGATGGCCACGCACCAGGCCATGGACGGCGGCCGGACCAACGTGCGCACCGGCAGCGCTGAGATTGGCAGGGCCTGGGCTCCGGCGTTTGAGAACATCACCGAGTCCGACTATCTGGCGATCCTGAGCCATTACCGCGCCCACCGGACCAGGTTCGACCGTTTCGACTTTGGCACCGCTTCGCTGGCCGCAGCACTGACCCCCAGCGGCTACTCCTGGCGATGGGCTGAGGCGCCCCAGGTGGTGGACCGGCACGCTGATGTCTTCACAGTGTCCTGCTCCTTCATCTGCGTGCCGCGTCAGATGCCGGTCATTGCAAGAAAGGCATGGAGGACTGGTGCTACCACGCTGACCCGCGGAGCTTGGGCGCCAACATCGGGCGCTTTTGAGACTAGCCTGCAGTTTGCGTCCGCAGCCACCACGCTGGCCCGCGGGGCCTGGGCCGGCAGTCGTGCATTTCTTGACGGGATCCCCTGGGTATCGAGCGCAACCACGCTTGCAGGGGGCGCATGGTCGAACGTGACACCAGATGCGAACTTCTCTTCGGTCCAGCTGCTGCTGCCCTGTGAGGGTTCCAACGGCTCAACGACCTTCATCGACGCCTCAAGCGCTGCTCGGACTGTCACTGCCAACGGCAACGCGCAGATCAGCACGGCCCGTTCGAAGTGGGGCAGTGCCAGCGCGCTGTTTGATGGCAGCGGCGACTACCTGTCGACCAGCATCAGTGGCGGCCTAGGGTCGGGCGCCTTCACGCTGGAATTCTGGTTCTATCGAACCAGCTCGTCGGGCATGTTGTTCAACTCAAGATCCGGCGGCAGCGGCGCCGATGGATTCGACGTTTTTGCCGATGGGCGAGTCAGCACAGCCAGCCTGTGGATCTTTGGTGATTCGGCGGTGACATCAATCCAGAACAACACATGGACGCACTTTGCCGTGACGCGCGACGGCTCAAACGTGATGCGTCGATTCTTCGATGGCACCCAAGTCGGCAGCAGCACCACCGTGACCAACAACTTCAACAACGCAACGACCCAGATCGGCGGATCGACGACCTTGAACCCTGGCTCCTTGAACGGCAACCTTGACGACATTCGGATCACGATTGGCGTTGCCCGCTATACCGCAAACTTCACCGCGCCAACCGCCGCGTTCCCCACTGCCTAGCCTGTGCTCAGGACACCGAGCCTGAGCCGTGGCCAGCATCGTCTACAACTCGTTCCTGTCCGACGTTTTCGCCGGCAACTGCTCGACCGCCCACACCTACAAGGTGATGCTGGTGAGTTCGGCCTACACCGAAAACAGGTCCACCCACACCAAACGGTCAGACATCACCGGCGAGGTGAGCGGAACGGGCTACACCGCTGGCGGGGCAACGGTCGCCCTGTCGTTTGCGGTGAACAACACCACCAACGTGGGCACGCTCACGATTGCTGGCGCCACCTGGGCCACCTCGACCATCACCGCCCGAAAGGCCATTGTCTACCGGGCTCGGGGCGGCGCCAGCAGCGCCGACGAACTGGTGGCCTGCCTTGACAACGGCAGCGACCTGAGCAGCACTGGCACCACCTTCACGGTGAACGCCAGCACCTGGACGATTCCACTGCCTGCGCCGGTGTGATGGCTGACTTCCCCGCCCTGGAACCACTCGGCCGCAGCTATGCGCTGGGGGAGCACATGGTGAGCGCTGTGGAGTCTCAGAACGGCGATTTAACCCCGTTCATCCACAGCACCAGTCCCTCAGGGATTCCCATTTCGCTGCGGTTCCCAGCGCTCACGCTCAGCCAGGCCCAGGAGATCCGCGACCACTACAGCGGCCAGCGTGGTGGTGTGCGGGACTTCGCTATCCCGGCGCAAGTTTGGCGGATGCACCCCAGTCTCTACGACGTTTGGCCGGCTGGCACCACCTTCACCTACGCCGAGCCGCCGACCGAAACCCCCAGGCCTGGCGAGCTGTTCGACGTTGACGTTTCGCTGCTGAGTTTCTAACCCCATGACCACCCCCACCCTCGCCTCAGTCCGCGCCGCTGCCGAGGAGGTGGCGAAGCGTGGCCAGCTGCTGCCTCACCAGCTCGCCGCCTTCTCGGCGCTGGATCAGGCTCTCTCGCCTGAGCAGCGAGCGGCCTTCACGGCTGACTGGCGAGCCAAGGGCAGCCCGGCCGCGGCGGCTCCTGCTCCAGCGGTTCGGCCCTCCAACCCGCTCACGAAGTTTCCGTTCTTCTCGCAGCTCGACAACGGCCCGAACGGCTGGCGCCAATGCCAGACTTCGGCGATCGCCATGTGCCTGGCCTACCTAGGCGTGGGCAACATCCGCGACGACCTTGACTACTTGCGGGTGGTCCAGCGCCACGGCGACACCACCAGCCAGGCGGCGCACCAGGCGGCGCTGAAGGAGCTCGGGGTGAAGGCCAGGTTTATCACCAGCTGCTCAGCCTCGCAACTCCAAGCCGAGATCCGCTCCGGCCTGCCGGCGGCCCTGGGTTACTACCACCACGGCCCGGTGGGCGCGCCCAGCGGCGGAGGCCACTGGCTCAGCGTCTACGGCTTCACCCCCCACGGCTGGATCGTCAATGACCCCTACGGCTCCTGCGACCTGGTGCGCGGCGGCTTCGAGGCCACGGGCGGCACCAGCGGCAAGGCACAGCGCTACTCCTACAGGAACTTCAACCCGCGCTGGCTGGCCGAGGGACCCGCGTCCGGGTGGGCCTGGTTGTTCTCATGACCAACGAGCGCACCTACCAATGCCGCCGGCTTCGCAACTGCCGGGCCTGGGTGGGGGAAAGCGCTATCGAGTGGGTGGAGCAGCCCGGCGGCAACAAGCGCCCCTACTGCCTGCCGGGGATGTGCCCCAGCGGCAAGCGCAGCGATACCAGCGATGAGCTACTGGTGCTTCAACTTGACGCACGCAGACTCAGGGCGGAAGCGCGAGACGCAAAGGCATCAGCAGAGCGGGCGCTAGCCAAGCTGGAGTCGGTTCAGGATGCGCTAACCACAGCCCTAGAGATCCGGGACATTTTCGATCAAGGCACGATTGAGCCGCCAGGCGATCCTGAGAAGGAAGAGGCGGCGCCAATCTTGATGATCAGTGACATTCACTGCGGCATGGTGGTGAAGCCGCAGATTGTGAATGAATTGAACGAATTTTCGCCCGACATTTTTGACGACCGGCTTGATGCGGTGTTCCGCAATGCTCTGAAGATCATCAACGGCCAGCGCAACACCATGACGATCCGCGAAGGCGTCGTTTGGCTCGGCGGCGACATGATCGAAGGAGAGCTGCACAATGACGCCGTTCAGAATCAGACACTAACCCCAACCCAGCAGATCATCCGATGCCAGCTGGCTCTAGTGCGGGGCCTGGATTTTCTGCTTGCTCACTCGGATCTGGAGCGAATCATGGTGCCCTGCAACGACGGAAACCATGACAGGCTGACGAAGAAAATGCAGTCAAATCACTCTGAAAACAGCTTTGCAAACTTGATGTATCACAACTTGCGGCGGCACTACAGGGATCAGCCGCGTCTGGTGTGGCAGATTGCCGATTCTGATTGCCTGTACATGAACGTGTACAACAAACGACTAAGGTTCTTTCATGGTGATTCGGTCAAGTACAACGGCGGCGCAGCTGGCCCGCTGTGGAACGTAGACAAGCACTGCAAGAATCTGGACCAAAGCATCCCAGCGGACAACACCTTCCACGGGCATTTCCATACCCTGAGCTTCGGCAGAGCCACCTCAAACGGCAGTCTCCCGGGATGCGCTCCGTATGGGCACCGCCAGGGCTACAGGCCCGAGCGTCCGCAGCAGGGGATGAGGTTCCTGCACAGCGACAGAGGGTTTGTCGGATCGTTCCCTGTCTTCACGGACTGATCCCCTGGCTGATCAGCAGGTCCCGGTAGCGCGCCATCAACCGCACGCCGCAGCGATCCTCTAGGCAGATCCCACGCGAGCAGATCCGCCAGGTGGCGCCGCCGGCAGCATCGACGACAACATGAGCCTGTCCCGGCTGCTCAGACTGGGGACTCTGGGCCTGGGTCATGGACTGGTGGATCGATCCGCAGCTCAGTCTGAGCCGGGAGCTGGAGCTGGAGACGGCACGGCGAGCAATTCCCAAGCTCCACCGGCATGAACTAGAAGCTCGGCTTGACAGCGCCCTGGTGCACGCGATCACGTTCGACCACCTGCTCAGGCAGGCTCTGGCGCGGGTGATGGAGTTGGAGGCCAGGGAAGCTCTTGCTGGATCGCCTGCTCCGCGGCACCAGGAATGGGCCCGG